ATGGGATCATGAAACACGATACTCTATGGAAAGAAATGTTATAGTTACAGATGAAACAATAGATCCTGGTGTTAGAGACATGATTAAAGAAATTTATAAAAACGATTATCAATACTTAAACTCGATAAAAGATAAATACAAGTAGGAGATATATTAAATGGCGATTTCAGTTAAAACAGTAGCAGACAAAGTATTCAACTTATTAAAAGGATATGGTTTTGCTGTTGACACTTACGATAAAGAAGGCGTTACAGTAGGCGATCCTGCAGATGCAGTACGTTTTTACGTTGAAGATCCAGACTTACTAGTTACACTTAATGTACCTCAAGAAGAAATTAAGTTTAGTGTTAGTGCAAATACAGAAGAAACTGACATTTTACGAAAGCAACTAAAACAGTTAGCCCAAAGTTACTTAATGAATTTAGACTTCAGAGTATTTGGGAAAACACTTAAACCAATAAGCGATGCAATAAGTGTTGCAAAAGCATCCAAAGAGACAGGTATGGAATCAGTAACAGAAGCAAATTTAGGACCGGTTAGCGGTTCAGTGAAAACTAGTTATCAACCACTAGACAACGTTAAGATTATTGTTAAGCACAGTAAAGACGTTAATGAAGAAGTACGTGGTTCGAGAAGCAGAAACATTAATAAGATTTTTATCCAAGCGAACGAAGAACGTCATTTGTTCCCAAGTAAAAACTTACATGGTGCAAGAGCAATGGCTAGGCATATACACAATGGTGGTACAATGCACGATACAGTCGCTGAAAGCATTATTGGAATGTGTAAAGACTTTGGCTCTATTAAAGAGTTTGTTGGCTATGTTACAAAGAAAGGATTGGTTAACGAAACCAATGGCGAGTATGTCTCACTTGCTAAAGAACATATTGAAAACATTAGAACTACATTTAAGAAACTTAGCGGTGTAAAAACTTATGCAAATGCTGTTGAAAGTTTAGCAGAATTTAATAACGTTGAAATAGTTAATGAAGTAAACTTAGAAGACCACTTCACTGAAACACATTTTGACGAAAAAGTAGGAAATGCACATCACACATTAAGCAGATTAGTTAATAAGCAGTCCGCTTTTGAAAGTTACATAATGGATACTATCCAAACAGAATCATTTAAGAATGCTAAAACACTTATGCAAGAAAGTGAAGTAATGCAGTTTGATACACCTAATGCACAATTAGGATATAGAGTATCACAACTAGGGCAATCTGCAAGTAGCGAGAAGTTAGGCGGATATTTAAATGGTATAGGTAGCAAGTTATCTGGAGGAGGCAATATGTCTCAGTTTGAATACAGAGCAGTTAAGGCATCATTGCTTTCAGCACAGAATTCAACACCAGTTATGGCAGAAAGTACAGACGATTTAGGCAAATATGAATCCTTCCTAGACACGTTTACTAATACTGATAAGCCTTTTGCTCAATAAAAACCTGGTTTAAAGTGCCGTAAGGCATAAATACTATTACAATAAAGACAACGATTGCTATCACGTGATAGAAAAAGGTTGACAACATGGCAAAGATATATTATAATAACCCAAGTTAGGACACAAACACAGAAGTCCTGACACACATGGCACATATGGAGAAATAACATGGCATCTTTACAAGAAATAAGGGCAAAACTGGCCTCTATGGAATCTAATTCCAAACCAAACAGTTCATCAAACGGCGACAACGCCATTTACCCCCACTGGAATATCGACGAGAACACTAGTACAACACTAAGGTTTTTGCCTGATAGCGATCCTGACAACACTTTTTTCTGGGTAGAAAGACAAATGATTCGTCTTACTTTCCCTGGAGTAAAAGGTGGAGACATGAAACCAGTAACAGTACAAGTACCTTGTGCAGAAATGTACGGCGATACTTGTCCAGTATTAACTGAAGTACGTCCTTGGTTTAAGGATGCATCTTTAGAAGACCTAGGTCGTAAATATTGGAAAAAACGTAGTTACATCTTCCAAGGATTTGTAACTGAAAATCCACTAAGCGAAACAGCACCTGAAAATCCAGTCAGACGTTTTGTAATCTCACCGCAAATCTTTAACATTATTAAATCAGCACTAATGGACCCAGATATGGAAAACATTCCAACTGACTATGTTGCTGGTACAGATTTCAGAGTTACTAAAACAACTAAAGGACAGTATGCTGATTACAGTACTTCAAAATGGGCTCGTAAAGAGCGTGGTTTGGATGAAACTGAACTAGCGGCGATTGACGCAAATGGCTTACATACACTTTCAGACTTTTTACCTAAAAGACCTGGACAAGACGAACTTAACGCAATTAGCGAAATGTTCCAAGCATCGGTTGACGGTGAATTGTATGATCCAGAGCGTTGGGCAATGTTCTACAAGCCTTATGGCGTAGAAACACCTAAGTCGGCAACACAACCTACTACACCGCCTGTGCAAACAGCGGCTCCGGTAGCACCTGTAATAGCACCTGTAACTGCACCAGCAGAAGCAGTAGTTGAAACAGCGGCACCAGTAGTAGCAACTGCTCCAGCACCAGCACCAGTGGCACCAGTTGCCCCGGCGGCTCCTGCGGCAGAAGGTGATGCGAAACCTAGTGCAGATGACATTCTGAACATGATTAGAAACCGTTCTTAAGGAGTACAACATGCAGAAACCATTTGACTTAACAAAGTTCCGAACAGGAATCACGAAAAGTATCGCTGGCATCAGTGCTGGCTTTCATGATCCACAGGATTGGATATCAACTGGTAACTACACTCTTAACTACCTAATTAGTGGGGACTTCCAAAAGGGAGTTCCTCTAGGCAAAGTAAGTGTATTTGCAGGAGAGTCTGGTTCAGGTAAATCGTTTATCTGTTCAGGTAACTTAGTGCGTAACGCACAACAACAAGGCTGTCAAGTAGTATTATTTGATAGTGAGAATGCACTAGATGAAGATTGGCTACAAGCATTAGGCGTTGATACAACTCCTGAGAAATTATTGAAGATTGGCGTCTCAATGATTGATGATGTAGCAAAAACAATTAGTGACTTCGTAAAAGACTATAAGTCTAACTATGGTGACTTACCATATGCAGAGCAACCTAAATTACTATTCGTAGTGGATAGTTTGGGAATGTTGCTTACACCTACAGATGTTGCACAGTTTGAAAAAGGCGACATGAAAGGTGATATGGGTAGAAAGCCTAAGGCATTAACAGCCCTAGTTAGGAATACAGTTAACCAACTAGCACCACATCCAATCGGACTTGTTGCAACTAACCACACTTATGCATCGCAAGATATGTTTGACCCTGATGATAAAATCAGTGGCGGACAAGGATTTGTATATGCATCAAGTATTGTAGTAGCAATGAAAAAGTTAAAACTTAAAGAAGACGAAGACGGAAATAAAGTATCGACAGTACAAGGTATTAGAGCGGCATGTAAAGTAGTGAAAACACGTTACAGCAAACCGTTTGAAAGTGTACAGATTAAAATTCCGTATGAATCAGGAATGAATCCATACTCAGGTATTTTAGAATTGCTTGAGCAGAAAGGAATCGTTGTAAAAACTGGTAATAAACTAGAATACACATCACCTGTTACAGGCGAAGTTATTAAAGAGTTTAGAAAGCAGTGGACTGAAGAGAGACTTCAGATAGTAATGGATGAATGGAATCAAATACCTGATGCAAACTATCATGATGATTTTAGTGATTTAGTTGACGATGAAACTTTAGTAGATGAACCTACTGTAGAGGAGTTGGCAAATGAATCCTGATTTAGATTTTCTAGTAGAAGTTTGGGACGGTATGAAAAATTACATTACCAAGAAAGACAGGCTACAGGCGGCAGAACAAATCATTACTATTTTTGATGAGAATGCCGACCTTGCTGATATCCAAGCAAATATCAACATGTTCGACTCAGCTATGAAAAATGCAATTATTGGGCATTTTGGATTAGACGAAGATGAAGATGATGACGACTGGGAAGAGTAGACATGGCAGGGTGGTATAATTCAGTTGTTGAGGATCTGAGTAAGATTGTAGGCTCTATAGACTACTTTGAAAAAGAACTTCAAGAAGCAAAATACGAATGTCACATTAAAGGGAGCCTCGAGAAATTGAGTGCCTCCCTTCCTGGTATTACTGAGCATCGCTTTAATCAGCTACAAGAGATTGAAGCAATTCTCGAACACTTAAATATAGAACTTCGTAGAGAACGTTCTAAAGTATTCCGCAAATTCTTTGAATCTTATAATAGAACACTTACTAGTAGAGATGCTGATAAGTTTGTTGATGGTGAGGAAAGTGTAATTAACTTACAGCACCTTTGCAACCAATACAGTCTTTTACGCAATAAGTACCTAGGCATAATGAAAGGCTTAGATACAAAGCAGTGGCAAATCGGACATATTACACGGTTAAGAACTGCTGGTATGGAAGATATTTCAATAGGTTAGCGAAATGCAAGATGCTGGATGTAGGAACCAGGATATGATCCAAGTCCAAGTTATAGGACAAATCAGAAACAAACAATTAATAGAACGAGTCAGTGAACTATTACTCGAGAATATTATACCTACAAAATTAAGACGCCCAATAGAAATTACAATCAATATATTAACCGTTTGCGATGAACAAGCCGGCGGTTATTGTTGGGGCGATAGATCAACAGTTGAAATAGAAATAGCTAGAACGTCAAACGAACATACATACTCACGTGAAAAAATGCTAACTAATTTAACACACGAATTAATCCATGCAAAACAGTTTATAATGGGAGAGATAACCCCTAATATGAACATGTGGAAACAACAAGAAGTAAATCGTGCTAAAGTTCCTTACAGCCATCAACCCTGGGAGAGAGAAGCATATCGTTGGGAAAAGCGGTTGTATGATAATTACTTTAAGAAATTAAATGTATAAAGTTCTTGACATAGGGTACGATTTTTAGTATAATTATTAGTACAAAACAAAACTGGTGCAAAATATGAGTAATGACAAAGTAATAATATCTGAACCCACACATGAATTTACATATAGTAGGGAAAAAAGTTATTTACAGAACTACCAGAATTGGCGTGTACTTAACCAACAAGAACGTCTTACTTGGAATGAAGAGCAAATGACGGCAGAAGAAGCCGAGCAATCATTTGCACAACAATACGGAAACTTTAAATAAATGACAACTCATGCAATGATTGATATTGAAACATTAGCTACTAAGCCTAATGCTGTTGTATTAACTGTTGGCGGAGTTAAGTTTAATCCGTATAGTGCAGAAGACCCGCATACTCCATTTAGTGTAAGACTGAATATTGATGAACAAACTGCCAAAGGCAGAGTTATCGATCCTAATACTATTGAATGGTGGGGAAAGCAAGATAAAGCAATTCAAGATGAAGCGTTCTCAGATGAGAACAGAGTTTCAGTAATCGACTTTATTGCAGACCTTAATAAATGGCTAAATGGCACTGAACTTAAATGGGCACAAGGATCTAGATTTGATTATGGTATCCTTGAAGACCTAATTGAGAATAGTTTCGAACAACACAAAAATTGGTTCTTTTGGCAAGAAGCTGATAGCAGAACACTAGGACAACTGGTCCCAAGGGATCTGCGTAAAGACGATTCAGGTAATCAAAAGGACTTGCACTCAGCACTCGCTGATGCATACAATCAAGCAAAAGCAGTACAAAAAGCATATAAGCATCTCAATATCATCCAATAATTTACCACTATTTGTGGTAAAAGGTTGACATCACCCCTAAAAGGTAGTATAATATATACTTATTAGACAATAAAGGAAAGGAAGAAAAAGCCAATAAAAACGGTAAAAGGTTGACATTGGTCCTAGAATTTAGTATAATATACATAAGTTAATAAGAAGGGCTTGTTAACAATAATCATAATGTCGGGGATGACTAATATGACAACAATGAAGAAAAACAAACTAAACTATGTAAAGATTAAGGCTGGTACTTACCGTAAAAACGAAATCGTTGATACAGTATTTCCAATTATTAAGCCACTTAACATAGGTAAGAAAGGTGCGTTCATTACAGTAAACGGTAGTGAAGTAATGGGAGACCAGTTCGCTAGTATAAGAGTACTTATAGAAGATCCAACACAGGATCTAGAATATGTAACTCCTAGTGTTTATGCAGAGCAACCAAAAATTGATCTGAAGCCTAAGAAAGAAGAAAATGACGAAGAAGCAATTGAGCGTATCAGAGAACGTTTTGATATTCTTGATAGAATGACTCATGCTGTAGCAGAAGGTACAGTACGTGGTATGATTGTTAGTGGTCCTCCAGGTGTTGGTAAATCTTATGGTGTAGAAACTGTGCTAGAAGATTACGATATGCTTACTGAGGTTGCTGGCAAGCCTGCAAGAACTGAAGTAGTAAAAGGTTCGGTTACTCCAATTGGTTTATTCCAAACACTATATAACAATTCAGAAGCAGGTAACATACTTGTATTTGATGACTGTGATAGTGTGTTGTTTGATGAAGTATGTTTGAATATGCTTAAAGCAACTTTGGACTCAGGTAAGAAAAGAACTATTACTTGGAAGTCAGAATCACAAGCACTTCGTAGAGAAGGTATTCCAGATAGATTTGAATTCAAAGGTGGTTGTATCTTTATTACTAACGTAGACTTTGAAAACGTTCGTTCTAAAAAGATTAAGGATCACTTAGCGGCACTTATGTCAAGATGTCACTACTTGGATCTTACAATGAACTCTATAAGAGATAAGTTCCTCAGGATTAACCAGATTGTTAAAGATGGTATGCTTGAAGAATACAAGTTTGGTGTAGAAGGTGATAAAGAAATTATTAACTTTATGACCACTAACCAAGAAGCTCTTAGAGAGATAAGTTTGAGAATGGTTTTGAAGATATCGGATCTTAGAAAAATGGATCCTGCTAATTGGGAAAAACTTGCAAGAACTACTTGTATGAAAGGAACAATTTAATAAGAAACGAACTAACAGTTCCCCCGGTGCTCGATTGTTAGTCATCCCCTAAATGGAGCACCACGAAGCCCGGATCCCCTCCGGGCTTCACCTTTTGTGTAATTGAGTAATAGAAATTACTTGACTTTGACACAGTAAAGTGTATAATTACTTATTGTTGAAAGACAAAGATAATAACATTTAAAAAGAGGAGAAGTATGAACAAGATGTTTACTTTTGCCGCCATAATGCTATTCGCATTCCAGGCCCAGGCAGAAAATATAGAAGAAGTAGTAGTATATGCCCAAGAGGTTAAAACTACAAAAGCAAGTCCGTTAACAAGTACAACTTTATTCGAGGCAATAATGCCTGATAAGACTTGGATGGCAGGTGGTTACGGAGCAAGTACAATGTTCAGAGAACGTGGTGCTCAATCTGTACATACCGTAGTATATAAAAATGGTGTTCCAGCAAACAACCCAGGCAGTGGTTGGTATGATTTTGGACACGACATTACTAGTGGCGAAACAGTAAAAGTTATTAGTGGTGCAAACGGAGTTATGTACGGCTCAGGCAGTATAGCTGGAACAGTACTAATTCAAGACACTATTGATACTAGTGTAACTGCAAGGCTTGGTTCAAACCACCAGCAGTATATTAGTGTTGCCCCTACAAGTTGGTTCCAGTATTCAGACTTTAGTGTAGAGCAACAAACAAGGAATGATAATACTGAAACAGACAAGTACGAAAACAAGAGTGCTAAAATTATAGCAGACGCCGGCGACTTTAAGTTTATAGTTAATGCAGTAGATTATGCTTACGATTATGACAACTGTTATACACCAGAGTTCGCTCAATCAAACGATTGTTTACAAGACGGTCAAAAAGTTACAGTTAGTGTAAGGAACGAATACTTTACTCTAGGTAGAACAGAAGAGAAAGCAGAATATTTTACTGAAGGTGTAAGTACATATCAAAACGAAAGCAGTAGAGATTATTTCAGAATAGGCGACACTACAAATTTGTCGACACTACTTGAAGTAACATATGGTGTAGATGGTAGCAAAGAACAATACAATGAACATAGCGATGATAACTATGGCGTGTTTCTAAGTGTTGATGCACAATTTATTCTAGACTACAACTTTGGAATTAGGTATGGCAACGATGACCAGAATGCATTGCGTTTTGGAATAGCTAAAGACCAGTTCTATCTTAACGTAGGTACTAGTTTTAGAAAGCCTAACTTGTACGAGCTTTACGGCGACAGTTACGTTGATGCTAATGATGAGCTAATGCCAGAAGAAGGCACAGGCTATGAGATTGGTTTTGGTGCTTTAAGTTTATTTAGATATGACTTTGAAGAATCAATTGAGTATACTCCTGGCTTTAATACTATAATGCCTATTGCAAATGCAATTGACGAAA